TCGTCCCGTTGTCCCTTCTGAGAAAACAACGACTTTCTTTTACCCCGACCACCGGCCTCCTCAGCCTTAATTAAAAATCAAGTAGAAATGTCTGGAGCTCCCTCCGACGATGTTCTCTCCTCGGCTTTTAACGTTGATCAAAACATAAGCCGTGATCAAATGTTAGATCAACTCGGTCCAAGAACCCAGACCCAAGTCATCTCCGGCCCTGCATCTGGTGTTCGATCGAGGCGGAGTAAGGAGCCAGACACGAACCCGGTTAAGCCGGTATCCAAGGCTCCCCATCAACCAATTACTCCTAAAAGGAATCTTGACACCGATCCGGCCCCTGTGACTCAGAAGACAACCAGGAAACAGAAACCTGAACCACATCGTGAAAACCAGCTCACAAAGCTATCATCCACAATGGACTCAATCGAAAAGGAGGAAGCTGCCCCTATTCCTGACGTTGACGCCCTCAACACATCGCAATTCGACGCTCTCTCAGAGAAATCTGTCAGAATGGAAGAAATGGTAGAGGACCACGAAACCAAACTTACAGCCTCAACCACGAGGATTGCCGCACTTGAGAGAGAGAACTCCATTCTTGTACAGAGAATTAATAATCTCTCATCAGAGATGTCAAGGATAAAAGAAACAGTCTCAACATCCAGTGGCGGGGAGAGGGGAATATCTTCTCAGTCGGGGAGAGAGTCTGCTCCTAAGACTAGCGCTCCGAAGGCTTCAGGTAGTGGAAATGTTAGCTCTGTTGGAGCCAATGTTAGGGCACCAGTTCAATCCCAGCAGCCTGACAAGCCTCAGTCTTCTGTGGGTAGCCGACCAATCTCTAAGAGGAAGGTGCTTGAATGAGTATTCTGATTCTTTGCAGTCACTTGAGACTCTTACGGACAAGGTTAAGGCGTTGGAGTTAAGGGAATCTAACTGAGTTGCAGAGGGAGATCTCCCCTGTGGTCATCTCAAAGACTAGGTCTGTTGATTTAAGAAAACCAGTAGAGAAAATAACGATTTTCTCTTTGACACTCCAAATTCAAAGTGAGCAAAGATCATTTTAGAGAACACAACATGGATCTCTTCAAGAATTCCACCTCTTTCTCTCCCGCATCAGGCTTCCAGAAGGCTGGAAAGAGTACATTAGCTCCAACTTCATTCTCGGAGAAAACAGCGTACTACTCTCTTCCTGATGAGTGTCCAGAGGAGACGAAGCTCCTGTTTGCAAAATACCTTGCATACTGCGGTACCTCAGAAGTTACAAATTTGTTCAAGTGGAAGAGCTGGATCACCACATGGGTGTGTGTGATCACTCCTGCTTTTGCATCACGTCTCCCTCCGATCAACTTCAGAAAGATCGAAGTTGGTGCTCAAGCTCTCCCTAACCTTGTCAAACAGATGGGTGACCTAGAACGAGCATTGGATGCAGAGGACCGTGACGCAGTCGATTTAGCTGGTGCGGCGATATCAGACAACAAGGACTTTCCTCTTCTTCCCCCAGTCAAGGCTGGTATCAACTTCGGTCTGGGTAATGGAGAATGGACTGGAAAAGTCGCCCTTTGCTACTATGCTCTTGTAATCTTCCTGGCAGGCAAGAGGATTGAAGGAGATGACCATAGCCAGATCACAGACGCAAGACCAAAAGCCCTCAGAGGTAAAGCTCATATCACTGAGCCACTGGACTTCCTTGAAGGCGACCTCAGGATCAGTGACAAGGCTCATCTTTCCCTCAACAATGCTTGGTCAGAGCTGGGACAGTTGAGGGGAGTTGTGTTCCGAGAGTATGCTTCATACGACAGCGATGAGTCCGACACCAGCAAAGACATCATCTGGACATCAATGCACCTCTTGAGATACTCCAACATGGCTCATGCTCTGATTACCTTCAATTTCCTCAGAGCATTCCCTTGGGCTACAGAGGTTCCTGCACTGATGACTTCTATTGCAATCTACACTTCTAGCCTCAAGGAAGCAGAGAAGATTGAACCAAAGATGTTTCCCTTCATTAAGCTCATATATGGAGACAAGTCTGGACTGTTCCCTAGAAAAGAGATGGAGCCATTGATTGCTTGCGCCAAGGATGCTCTTGAGTCTACTAACTCGACTCTATCAGACTTCTACACGAATGCTGCTTTCAACCCGATCGTTGAAGCATTCAGAGAGGAGAGAGCACGTCGAGAGAACATTCGAGATCTCCACCTCCAGAAGAGAGAGAAGGAGTTAACTGACTTCTTCACTCCTGATGAGTCTACTCAAATTGGTGGGCTCGATACTCCAGCTACAGCTGATTAAGGGGTACAAGAAATTGTAAAGATGGTTTTCTTTTCCCTTTTAACTAAATTGCACAAACACCTACGGTTCCACGCTTCTTTCTGATGTATTTAAGAAAACTGATGAGAAACAAAGATCTTAAAAGTGACTCTGATTGATACAACACAAGATATCTTCTATTTTGAGAATGTCGGCGAAGTACTACCAGCTAAAGCTCCAAGAGGTGCTAGAGCAGAAGTCTGCAGCAAACAAATCTGCTAGAGAGTGGAAAACTGTTGCCGAAAACAGACTGGAACTGATCAAGTGGGTCGATGGAATCATACACGATCAGATTAAAGATCTACTCAAGATTGGAACAATCTTTGGAGTCGATCCGACTGATCCAGGGATACCTTTGGCCTCTTCATCAGCAACTTCTGGAGATGAAGCAGTCGGGTTCATTTATGCAAAGATTTCTGCAGTTTCTATATTCACATCGAACCTTACTCGAGAAGCATCATCTCTACAGTCTATTCTATCTGATACTTTGGTAATTGCTACCCAGGCCGAAGCAATCAGTCCTCCTACTGAAGATCTCGCTCTTCCATCTCACTTAGGAGAAATTGCACAGGTAGCTTCCCCTCTCCAAGAAGTCTTTAATGAGATTGAGAATAGTGAACTAACCGAGTTAGATGTCCACGAAGTATTGAGCCGCCCAAGTTCTCCTCCCCCTCCTGAAGACATGGCTCTTCAAATTAGGTCAAAAGAGGCTTTGTTTGCATTCTAACCTTACGATGATCAATTCTTGCGGTTTGAATTTAAGAAAACTATAGAGAAAACCACTGAAGCGCAGAACGCAGAAATGCCCTCTACATCGTCTTCTCCCCCGAAAACCAAACTAGTCTGGGTTCGAGATAAGAAGAAGTCAGAGAAGATCCATACTAGTCTTCCTGCAGTAACCTTAAGCGTGAGGTCAATTTCAGACGAGCTACAAGAAGCCAGATCTGAATTAGCGAGTCGTGCGAGACAGATTCAAGATCTATGTGCTCTGACAAGCACATTGAGAGTGCTGATTGTGAAGATCAACTCGGACTCGTTTGATAAAGAGGACCTGGATTCTGTTATGCCTCCAGCAGTATACCCAACTAGAGCCAATGGATGCCGCGATGGGCTTGAGTTCATAAGAGAAACAGTGCACGGAGCAAAGCCTGTCCTTGTCTCTCTGTTCCGGGAAAAGCTCAAAGCCCAATCTGAACTAAACCAAGTATCGACCGCTTTGGGTGAAATAAAAATAACGTGTGCAGAGGATACCGCCTTGCTTCCTGATAATCAACTAACATTCGAGAACTTCACAGGGATGGTAGAGACTGTTTCCCGTGTCACAGAGGTTGAGGACGAATGAATGATGGTGTAATGATTTGAGTTAATAAGGATTCATGAGTTATGTATTGCGGGAGTTCTGATTTAAGAAAACCACTTCTGAGAAAACAACGATTTCTCAAAGTTTCTTTAAAAGATGGCTTCATACTCACGTGGAAGATTCATAAGCACATTCCTTGACTCACCCATCATCAAGAATGAAAGAGACGAGTTCTATGAAACACTCCTCATGGTACGCGACGGCCTCAGGGTTACCTGTCACCGTGCTGTTGAGTCAAAAGCGAAAGAGATGCTCACTGTCATTGGAAACGATGATATTTTCGCTCTTGACCCTGATCTCTACCCTTCCTTCGATTCTGAGCTGGTACCTGAGAATAAGATAGTGGAAATTGAGGACTCTAGAAGTCTTGGGAATATGGTATTCGGCCAAGCTTCTGATGGAGCAAGGAAATGGGGGTCCCCCTCAGGTCTAGGGGTAAGTTTCTTCTCATCTTCAGATCTAGACCAGAAAACAATTGCATGGTACAACAAGATGAGACAACTGGAGACTGTGGTCCAATCAATTGCATCATCTAGGGCTTTGGGGTCCAGGGGTACTTGCAGAGTGAGGTCAGGCAATATCTACTACCACGGAGACGAGTACTTTGGTGTGATTAAAATCGATTCAGTTGCAGCATGGTATGTTGTGTCATACACTCAGCTCCTAATGTTCAAGGATTTGTATTACTCAAGGTTCAACACGATGGTTGCAGCATGGCAGATTTACCGATCAACCGAATTAACTGAGACCATTCATATGTGTCTCGAGTGGTTCTTCAAGTGTATTGCGGTATATGGCAATAAAGGTTATGAAGTTGGAAAGTCCATTGAGGCTCTCTCAAAAGCTAACCTTATAAGGAGGTGTGATCCGATCCTGGGATGTGAGGGATCATATGAGGACCAACTGCAAGGGCTGATAGAGAAGGAGAAGAAACTGGGGAAGAGGTCTGAATTCTTAGCATGTGAATTAGACTCTATCCTCAAAAGAGAGCTGAAAGTCCCAGAGTTGGTTGAGTTGTTCGGGCTTCAAAAACTTTCTGGGCATCCACTCATCGACCCTGAAGTGGGAGGAGAATCTGTTAAGACAGAAGCAAGGAAGAAGATAACATACTCGTACTCCAAAGTTCGAAGGCTCCGGAACAACTGCTGTCGTCTTTATTTGGAAGGATACATACGCAAGGAAAGACAGTGGCCACCTCTTGAGTTTACACCTAAAGCCAAGAGAACCAAGCTTTATCAACTCTATTCTCTTGGAGAGAGGAAAGTGGTACGGTCCAGCTACCCTATTGATGACTGGGAAGAAGTTCGATTCCTTAAGCATCATGATTTTGATTATTTCCCGAATTTCACTGATTTAATGGACGACAAATCAATTTCGCTTTACAGAGATGAGGCGGCAGCTACCTGGGACAAGAAGATCAAGACCCGTAGTAACCAGAGATTGTTACTTGAAATGCTGAGCAGACCTGAAGTCAGCATTAAAGCTATAATTGATAGAGTTCGAAGCGGAGACATCCCTTACTCTTGGTTGATAGTGTCTCTGTATCCGAAGGAACGTGAGTTCAAAATTGCAGCGAGGATGTTTTCAATGATGGTGTTTGAAATGCGAGCATACTTCACAGCTACTGAGGCAAACATGGCTGAACACGTATTCCCGAACCTTCCCCAGCAGACAATGACTTTAAGCAAGCAAGAGATTCAAGAATTGTTCCACAAGGTCACCAACTTGTCTATGAATGAAGATATGGAGAAGCTCTATCTAGAAGTGGATCTTACTCGGTGGAATTTAAGGTGGCACCCGGAAGTCATAGATCCGATAGGCCAGGACTTGGATGATATGTTTGGTCTATCAGGACTATACACAACTATTCATCACTTCTTTGCCCAATGTATGATACTGGTGAGGGTTCCCGTCTGTCGTCCAGAAGGTATAGAATTGGAGCACCCACCGGAGTCGGGTCTGCTCTTCTATGATCACGAAGTTGGATTCGAGGGGATAGGCCAGAAACCCTGGACATTCGCAACATACGGCATGATTGATCTCGGAGCAGGAGACATATCACCTATTTACTACCTTATCGGTCAAGGTGATAATCAAATAATCCTTATGTCGGTCGACTGCTCGGAGGTTCTTGATCGGACACAACATCTTAGAGACGTTTCCAAACGAGCTAAGATGCGAATCAAGGAAGAGTGTGAGAATGTTGGTCAAGAAGCAAAGCCTGATGAATGCTTAGAATCTACTTGTGTTGTCACATACAGCAAAGATGTTTATATCAACGGAGTCGAACATTTCACATCCGCCAAGGCTCATAGTAGGATCTTCCCTCACAGTTCATCAGACTTTCCTTCCTTAGACGGATCAATCGGATCAATAAGCGGGCAGTGTCTTTCGGCCTCAGAACGAACAAAAAATCCAATGAATTCTTTCGTGATATGGTGTTTCCATGCAGCACTATACCTCGTGAGATTGAAGAACTCTGTCTATGTAGAGAGCTGCATGCTAAGAGATAAAAGCAGAGAGGCCTTGACAACTCGTGTGATGTATGGTCTAATGGTTCTTCCGGGTGAATTGGGAGGAACACAAATTGCACCAGTGACATCTTTCTTCTACAAGGGTGGCGCAGACCCTTTATCAAAGGCATATGCTTCTTTGAAGTTCTACCAAGATAGCTCTCCTTTGGTCCGCAAGTTCTCATACGCATTGACATCAAAACAATGGTTTGAAAAGAAACCAGACTTGAATCAGCTACTAGACGACCCCTATGGACTGCCTCTGGTGAGGCCTTCTACAGCTGAGAACTCCATCTTCATTGCAAGTAAGTCAAGAGTGAATGGTCTAGCAAAGAACCGGGAAATCAGAGAGTTAACCTCTGCAAGAATCGAGCAATATAATGCAGACCTGAGAGAGATCCTTTTGTCATGCTCTCCTCTTAATCCAATTTTACTTTCAGATGTGCTCGGATGGTCGGTGGTGGGAGCTCAAGATACAGTTTCTCGCATGTTTACTTCAACAAGAACAATCCAGTCATTGCTCCAAGGAGATGATGAGCTCAATGTCTGTAGTCAGATACTAGCAACGGGAACAGGACACTTTATGAATGCTGTGTCAAGAATATCCCTAACTACTGCTGGGGAGAGGACAATAACAAATATCTTTGAGGATGTAGAAAACATGAGAAAGCATTGGGCGGGTAGCTCTGATGTGAATATCTCCGGGCTCACTTCTTACACACCCTTCGATCTTCAATTAGTCGTCAGTAAGGATCCCCCGAGAACTCCTGGTTTTAAAGCTCTATACAAGTACCCAGGAATGGCAGATGTTCACCACACTAGAGGGGTCCAAGATCCATACATTGGGAGATCAACCATAGAGAAAAGGTCAGAACATGGTTACAAGATTGTCACATCTTCTGCACCTGAGAGAGCTGTCAAGAGGCTTGCAGACATAGCCACACAACCTGGAGTCTCCATAAGCTTCCGTCTGATGATAAGTGAGGTTGCCAAGTCAAGAGCAAATGTAAGCTTATCGGATGTGTACCCACTAATAGGGAATTCCGTCGGGGGATCCATAGCTCACCGATATTCCTCTAGGTTGGGTCTTCGCTCTGCGAATGGGCTAGGCAGTATGAGTTTTGCATCTAACTGTATTCTCGTTAACGATGATGCCTATCCTATATCAGGGGGGGAAAGGGATGTCCCAATAATGGTGCAAGAGTGTATGGTTGGATCAATAGCCATACTTGGGATGAACTCACTTCACTACCAATCAGACTTGTACACACTACTCAAAACTGATCAAATGGGATGGACATTTCTCCCTGATGACAACATGGAGGTAAACAACCTCAAAGAGCATGACATACCATTTCTAAGTGGAAATCGGTTGGCAACATCAGATGTCATAACCCTTAAGAAAACTCATGGTCCTCACTCCACACCCTTCATAACCCCACTACCTGACGTCGGGTCATTTGGACATCATCCAAAGTATGCATTACGAAGAGCCATAGGGAGGGCACTAGAAGGATCTCACAGTGCTTTAGCCATCGCTGATCAAGGAACAGGTGTTATCAGATTCAAGATCGATATTCTAGAAGCCAGGGGAATTGGGTTAAGAGAAATGATACAGTCAGCAGCTTTTGAGATAAGTCTTACAGCTTGCGAAACATTATTCTCGAAATCAAGAGCAGAACTGAGATGGACTCCGGCTCCGATGATAACTACCCTGTCAGAGGCATTCTCAAAATGTGTTGTGAATATATTCCTTCATCCAATGTTCAAAGAGGATGCCATGGTACTTAGTGTTCTGAGACCAAGCTCACTTAAATATTCTTTCGGAGGACAAAATCCCCAACGGCGACTAAGAGATCATATTGCACGAGAAGCACTCGGATACTTCTCTGACCCTGGTTCAAAAATCTTCACTGAAAAGGAGATAATATTTCTGGACGACAAAGAGTCTATCTCGAGTAGACTAATTGTAAGGAGATTCAAGGCCATTCTCCTCCAAGGAATCATGAGCGGTCAAGTTCACCCAAAGACTGCTCTTCACATGGTAACAAGGAATATTCCAAACGCACTCAGATCAGAACCTACGGAGTATGGGAAACTCAGTGCTTTTTACCGACTGTGTGTTGCCTTATCTGACTGGTCAAAAGAGAGTAAGCTTGTAAATCTCGCCGAACATCTCACAAGTCTGTACACGGGGGAGAGACTCTACCTCTGCAAGATTCCCGCAGTTGAACTATTGAGGGTAGCTCGAACGGTCAACATAGTAGAAGTAAGGGATGAAATCTTAGACAGAGGTCTAACCCCTGATCTTCATGAGACTACTACAGAAGGTGTTCTCTGGACACGGGTGAACGGGGGCTCACCCTTTTCACTTCTTGGAGCCAACGATAATGTACCTATAGACGAATGGAGAGAGTTTCAAATGTCGAGGCTAAGTGGGAGGATATATGGGAGAGAGTCAAATGCAGGATACTCCTATGACACGATATCGAAGATAGCGGCTGGGAGAATCTGTGTGATTGTTGGAAACGGGTATGGATCTGGAGCTGCAGTCTTTCTGAAGCGAGGGGCCCTATTGGTATTTGGGCTAGACCTATGGGAAGATTATGAAGAGTCCGCAAGCATGACGGGGTCTGTTGTTCCACCGGCTGTATCTCAAGTCCAACAGGAAAGCAAATACATTCAAATCTTAACCAGTGCCTCAGCAACTGGAGATGTAAGGCATACAACCACGGCTCACATGATAAACACCCATACACAAACCGGATCACTCTATATCATAGATGTGCCAATACAAAGCTCAAAGGATCTTGAATCCATCCTTGCTACTTGTTCCCTCCTCTCTGGAAGATCACAGGTCCTGATTCGAATCATGAAGACTAAACGACAAATTCTTGAAGTATTTTCCGTGCTCAAAGACTGTGGAATGGAACCTCGAATCTACACGGTCTCAGTTCATAAAGCTTTAGTTGAAGTATGGGTTGAGATACAAGTCTCTTCAACGTACACACTAAGTCCAGTCATTACTAGCCAAGAATCATCTTGTATCTTTCTCAATGACGACCTGAGAGATCTCTCATTCTTAGGAGGAGGTGAAGAGGACCTGATATTGACCTTAGAGGGTCCATATGCTGGTCTCGATGATACATCGATCGAAGATGGGGTCATGAACCTTCATGGACTACTGGAGGTGTCTATTGGTGAATTAGATCATCGATTCACTTATAGCCAGTGGACAGAAGTGATACATGTACTTTTGATGAGGAATTTGAGGAGACAAGGTCTAACAATGCAGCTTCTTTTGGATTTACTTCACGAAGATATCATCCATGTGTCAGTCGGAAATCACAATATTCCTGTGTCAGTAGGGGATAAGCTCCGGGTTGTCGTATCGAAGACACTCAGCCGTCTCTTACCTAGAGTTTAAGTGTCCGATTCTCACAATTGGGAATTTAATAAAACCGTAACGCTCAGCATAATGTATTAAGAACAAGGTTAAAACTAGTATTTATCTACTAAGGTTCTTGGGGGGCAAGATATTAAGATCGTTGGAACAGAAACCGACCACCCTTGACAGGGATCAAATGATCCGGGCCAAAGGTAAGAGGCCTGCTTAAAGAAAACCAGGGAGCCACCAAGACGGACAACCCAG